GGTTACATTATAAATATCAAAAGTAGAAGCATTAGTTGTTCCTGCTGTAATTACATCTGCTCTTGCTGAGATTAAGTTCATTCCATTACATTCGGCTGGGATTACGATATAACCTACACCGTCTGCTACAGCTAGTTCTGTTTCAAAATCTACACATATTTGTTGTACTGTTTTTGTAAAAGCATTAGAACCTGCTAAAGCATCTGGTGTTATATATTTATTATCATCTGTTCCAGTGTTTATTTCAGAGCTTGAAGCCTTGCTTGTTATTGCTAATTTAGCGTCTAAGCTATCCTTAACAAGTTTCTCACTTGGATAATGAGTATCGTCAGGTGTTCCTTGAAAAGCAGTTACTAAATTGCTTAATGTTTGGAATAATCCGGTAGCCCAATCATAAACGGCCTTAACGCTAGGATATTTAGTATCTGAACCTTGATCGGTTGCAACATCGGTAGACTTATTCGCAACATCTTCAGGAGTATATCCTAAAGCGTCTTGCTTTGCGTTCCAAGTTGATTTCTCAGTTGAAGTAACATGTAAGAAATTATTATCTCCGTTTAAATCTCTTAGTTGAGAATGTCTAATAGGTAATGTTGTATTGAAATAAGCTCCTCTTCCGTCTCCTACAATATAATTGATATTAACATCTCCTACTCTTGTTGTTGATCCGCTTATCCTTGCTCCTAGCCTATCAGTAGCTAATAATGTAATTCCTTGCTGAGATGTTTCTGTAACGATTCTTGTATAGTCTAAATCGTTTAAATCTTCACTTGTTATAGTAAATAAATCTGTCTCAACTCCTTCGGCAGTTCTCTTGAATACTGTCATTATAAGGCGAGTATCTCCAACGGCAGTATCAACTTTTACATAAAACATAGAACGCCAAACTCCACTAGGCAAAAGAGTTGTTCCTACTTGTTGTTCGAATAAAACCGTTTCTGATAAAACAGTATTGCTATTAACTGTTATTGTTCTTACAACCTCAGAAGCGTCTAAATCATAGCTTAATTGCTTATATCCAGCCTGAACAGTTGAATCTTCATTTGATAAGTAAACATTACCAGAAAAACCTCCTGAACCTATAACAATTTCATGGAATGTCTTATCTCCTCTATAAAACTTAGTTTCAGGACTTACAGTCGGATAAGTTATAGTTGGCTCGTAGAGAGAGTCAAAAAATGTTTTTAATGTTGCTTTGATATTAGCCCATGTTACTGACTTCGATAGTGGAGTTGTTGCCACATTCACAACGATATAAAGTAAATCTGCGTCTACCGGTGTTGTAATTGGGTCTAATTCAGTTGTTTTTTTATCTGCCATAGTTTTTAATGTTTTATTATTTATATATGGTTTAAGAGCTAATTCCTAGCCTCCTAGAAAGGCTAGAGTTAGCCCTTAAGCTACTTGAATAACTCCGTTTGAGGCGTCAAAATCTAGAATAAATTGATCGGCTGCCTGCAAAAGAACTTCTGAGCCATAGTCATAAAATCCTATAAGCTCTTTATTTGAAGCTGTGTCGTTGTAAATTACGACATATCTAAACTGAGGAAGAGCTCCGCCTTCAGTTTCTAGAGTTAAATCAGCAAGAACTAACTTGTATGTTCCGTCTGTTTGCTCAGAGCTAACAGTTGTCAAATTTAAAGGAGTTGCTCCTTTTAAATTTGTATAATCAATTTCTGTTAAATCTGTTAACTGAGTATTTCCAGCAACAGGGGCTACATCTGTTAGAGCTATTTTTAATTGATCAGCTCCTAAATTGTGAACTTTCTCAGCTAAGGCCTCAACAAAGGAATTGAACTTTTGATAACTTGCCATAATGTTAAATTATTTCTTAATAATCTTGCCCATTGTTACTTTTATCAGGCACAGTTGCGACTATACTGCGGTCTAGATTAAAGCCCTTCAAAGAATTGATCGCTAGAGTTAAATCATTATTAACATTAGCTTCCCTTTCTGTTAAAGGAATAGGCTTCTCTTTTGATTGTTTGTATTCAATAATTACTTTGGTAGCCCAAACAAAATGAAGCTCGATTGGAACTCCGAACTCTGTATCTGAAGGATTTTCCGACATGTCTGAAGTGCCTGTAAGTGATGTTAAATCTGCCGGATAAACCATACTCCAAAGCTTTAAACCTTCTACAACATCAATAATTGCAGAGCCACTATAAATAATAAGCTCACCACCAAAAATATCGAATTGAGGTTTTTTCCCTAAGAAGTTTGCCTGTATAGACTCTTCGTCGGTTGCTCCCTTGTATGAGTTTACATCGAATTCTTGTAAAACATTCCAATTTTCCCCGTCTAATTTTGCTTGAAGGTATTTTATATTATTTAAAATATATGTAGGAAAAGCATAATTTCTTTTGCCTGCAACTAAAGTCCTAACTAATTCCATTCCGAAATAGTCTTCATTGGCCTTAGTAACCTCTTTAACAAGATCATTTTTGATAATGTTAGCATAAAGCAAAATTTTTGAATCTGGAAAGGTTGTTGAGTTTGTTTTAGTCCTTTCTCTTATGTAAGCTGCGAATTGTGCGGGTGTCATAATAATACCTTAATAATTATTTTTGGTGGTTTCCTTTGGAAGTGATTACATTCCGATAAAACCGAAATGGTCAATACATTGTAGGGTTATTCCGTCAGCGTCTAAAGCAGTTGTTCCCGGAACGAAGTCTGAGCCACTGTTATTAAACACTAAGGCGAAACCGATAATAGCTTTGTCTTTATCACCTGCGTTTCCTTTGTTAACCCACTTTGTTTGTCCAATTGTGTTGTAATCAATGTCGTCGCTGTGAACCCAAGAATAGGTTATTACACCTGTTGTTGGATTAACTGCGGCTAATAGTGTATATATTCTGTAAAATCTGTCTGGTAGGTTTGTAGAAGCTACACCATTAACCCCTAAAGATGTTGACAATGAAGGGCAATCTGAGGTTGTTTTCAATAAAGAAATAAAACCGTTTGCTTTTACTCTGATTGTGTTTCCAACTTTTATAAGTGGAGACTCTGCTTGCTTAATTGCTAAGCCCGGAGCATTCATAACACAATTTTTAATGTAATTTAAATCCATAATAGTATATATTACTTTAACTTATTATTATCCTAGAGCTTTCTCTTTTTCTTTATCTCCGTCAATAAGCATGTTTGCTCCTGCATTCAAAGTTACATTGAAGTGGTTTGCTAAAAGAGTTGCGACTGATTCAGGAAGCTGAACCATTACACCTTTTTGAACTACATACTTTTGTCCGTTGATAAAGCATTCGTGAGTTGCTCCCGAATTTTCTCCTTGAGCTAACGGAACCATAAACATGATTTGTTTCTCATTGTCAGTAATGTGCTTTGTTCTTTGAGCGTCTGACATTAAGCCCATGTCTACATTTTTAGATTGAGAGCCTGTGTTAGCTTCAACTGCCTTTTTTAAATTTTTTGCAGGTTCTTTAACAGGTTCTTCTTCAGAATCTTCCTGATCGGTAGTAGGCTCACTAGGAGCCTCTCCTTCTTCAGGGATTCCGTCAACTTCTTCTTCTAAGACTTCCTCGCTAGCTTTTTCTTCGCTAATAGGTTCGTCTACCTCTAATAGAGGATTTTTTTTGTTTTTAGAATCCTTTGACATGATTGTATAAAAATTAACTAATTATGTGGCTTTGGACTAAAAATCGATTAGGCAGAAACCGCGTGCTCGATTCTTACTAAGAAAGCGTCGTTTAGAATCTTAGCAACAAATGTAGCTTTCCAGCCTGATGTTGCTCTTTGGTTCAATGGGTCGTCTCCTGAACCTAGAGGCTTAACAATGTTCTTCATTGCTTCACCTGAAATTCTAGTTGTTCCGTAAGCGTCTGAACCAAAAATAATAGTTGAATATACATCTATACTTGAAGCTCCTTCGCCTGTGAACACTTTTGCGTTGGTTGTTTCAACGAATCTAACTTCGTCAACCTTTCCAACTTCACCCTCCATAACTGAAGCTGTGCTAGCATATTTTTCAACACTAACAAAACCTGTTATGTCCTTTAAGTCGTAAGTAGTGTTTGGGTGGCAAATTCCAATGTAAGAAGCGTTTAAAGGTGATGTTCCGTAACCACTTGTTGCGTCCACCATTTTTGTTAGTCTTCTTGCTTTGTTGTTCTTTAACAATCTAACAACTTTCTTAATTAAAGTTGCAGTTATTAACTCACCTGCGGCTACTTGACTTCTTAAAGTGTGTCCTGTGCCTGCGTAGTATACATTTGTTCCGGCATTTAAGATGTCTCTTGTTAAAACATCTAAAGTTTCTCCTGCTTGATCACCTAATTGTTCAGCAGTTTCCATTAAAATTGGATCCTGAGTTTGGTAATCTAGCTCGTCAGTAATAGTAATGAAATCACCATACTGTTTAACGATTGCGGTTATCTCAGTAGAAGATAGCCTTGACCCGTTAGGTGTTACCCCCGGAGTCAATGGTGTTGTTGCCGGTGCTAAATTAGCATATCTTCTAAACTTAATAGTAACCGTTCCGGACTTCCTTGGAATGTCCCTAATTTGTGCCCAACGAGTGTGAACTAATAATGGAGTAGCTCTTAATAAAAGAGTTCTATCATAAAAGTTATTTACCTCTGCTGGGATTACTGTTGTGTCTGTAATCATTTCCCTTTTTTTTAAACTAATTATCTACTAATCTTAATCCCTTCTTTTCCTCATGACTTCTTGCTGTTTAGCAACGAATTCTTCGGGTGTTAAGTCCCATACGGACTTTTCAGCTCCTCCGCCTCCATTGCCTCCGCCTGAGCCTGAGTCTTTGGCCTTTTCGTCAGCCTTTTTGCCTCTTTCTG